AACACACCAATAAAGACATCCGAATTGCCTGTGAAGTGGTTTGGCGAAGCGGCACAGTTGTCATTACTCCTGAAGACGAGCATGAAGTTGAAGAGCTGGTGCTAGCTATCCACAACGAAGAAGGCGATGAATTCTATCCGCAAAGTTATGAAAATTATGAGTTTGTAGTTTGTACTGATTCTTGTTCTGACGAACTAACCATTGATGGCGATGACGCTACTGATAGTGAGAAAGAACGTCTAACTGAAGGATACTATGAAGACGGAATTTCTTTTCTTGAGGAAGAAGGGTTCTATACTTACGATAATGAGATTATCATTCATGCCGAGCTTGAGGTGAAAGAATTTGAGGGGTATGTGGGGCTATGAATAGTATAATCTATGACTTTGAAACACTCAGTCAAAATATGTTCACCGGAGCTGTTGTTAGTTTGGCATGTCTTCAGTTTGATACGAGCCGATACACTAAAGGTGATGGCTATGAGTATGAAGAGCTCCTGGGCATGACTAAGACTATCAAGTTTGACGTCCAAGAGCAAGTCAAAGAGTATGGCCGGTCTATCCAAAAGAGTACATTGGATTGGTGGAAGAAGCAAGGCGCAGAAGCTCAGAAGCAATTGAAGCCTTCCTCAGATGATGTTTCTATATCTCACCTGTATGAGTGGATGACTACGGAGTTCCAGATTAGTAAAGCGAAAGCTGTCTGGACACGGGGAAATACATTTGATCCTATCTTCCTTCGTACTATACTTGATGCTACCGGCGATGAGGATCCATTCAAACAGTGGTGGGCGATTCGCGACACGCGTTCGTTCCTTGACGGTATGCTATTCGGTTCAGGCATTAAGAATTCATTTATCCCCGATGAATTGGCTCCGAAGTTTATCGGACACGACCCGAAGCACGATGTGGTTATGGATGTCATGCGCATGCAGTATCTGGCAAGACTTGATTATTGCGAAGAGTTGTAGATTATGTCAAACCCATTTGATTACATCAATTCTATCAATAGCACCAAAAAGAACCTGATGGTCGGTACTGATAATGATAGGTTGGCCGAGAAGGGATATGAGCCTTTCCTAGCCAACCGCGCATTATCTTACCATAATGACACCATTGCTCTTGCAAATGAAATGAACATCAGGCACTATCTTGACAAAAGTCCGCAGTACATGTTTCTTCTCAACACAGTTAGACCCAAGAAACGTTATGGTAAGTGGGAAAAGAAAACGTCAAACGCTGATTTGGATCTAGTTAAGGGTTACTATGGTTACAGTGACGTGAAGGCTAGACAAGCATTGACTATATTGACTGAACATAATTTAGCAGAGATCAGGGAAAAAACATCCAAAGGCGGTAAGTCGTAGATCAATCCTTAACATTTCTAATTTTATAAATATTGACTCATGTCATGTGTTAATGATTATTATTAATGTGTTAAGAATGTAAAGGATGGACGAAATGCTGGATAGCATGGTCGAGATATACTTGAAGGACGATGATGATTTTCTAAAGATTAGAGAAACACTGACTCGTATTGGCGTGGCTTCACACAAAAACAAAACGATATACCAGTCTTGTCATATTTTACACAAGCAGGGAAAATATTATATCGTGCACTTCAAAGAACTCTTTGCCCTTGACGGTAAGCCGAGCAACTTTGGTGATGAAGACGCGTCGAGGCGCAATACAATAGCCAATCTACTCGCCGAGTGGGAATTGGTTGCTCTTGCGGATAAAAGTAAGACAAGTGAAAATGTAGCTCCACTCAATCAAATTAAGGTTCTCCCATTTAAAGAGAAGAATGATTGGACATTGGAAGCAAAATACAATATAGGAAAGAAACTTTAAGGATTTGAGAATGACCAATTTTATGAAAGCTAAAGAATTTATGACAACCTTTCGCCAAGAGGTGAAAGATACACCCGAATACCCAGGACTTGATGTCGCCGCTTTACGATATGAATTAATTCGCGAAGAGTTGCAAGAACTGTTTGTGGCTACCCTCGAGAAGGATATGGTGGAAATTGCCGACGCCTTGACTGATTTGCTGTATGTTGTGTATGGCGCTGGTCATGCATATGGTATCGACCTCGACGCATGTTTTGATCATGTGCACGATTCAAACATGAGTAAACTGAATACATTCGGCCAGCCTATATATAGAGCTGATGGTAAAATTCTAAAGGGTGAGAACTACTGGGCACCGAACATGAAACAATTTGTGGGAGAAGCATAATGAATAGACAAGAAGTATTTGAAACACTTAAAGTGGACGAGGGTGTTAAATATGAAATTTACAACGATCATCTTGGGTATCCGACATTTGGTGTCGGCCACCTCGTACTTGAAAGTGACCCCGAACACGGACAACCGGTCGGAACCCCAATCACCGAAGAAAGAGTTGCCGAGTGTTTCGAGAGTGATCTCAACACCGCCATCTCCGAGTGTCACGCTCTATACGGAGAAGGGAATTTTGATGGATTACCGGACGAAGTGCAGGGTGTACTTGTCAATATGATGTTCAATATGGGACGTACTCGTCTGAGTAAGTTCAAGAACTTCAATAGTGCAATTGCCGAAGGCGACTGGGTGCGCGCAGGCGTAGAGGGACGCGATAGTCTCTGGCATCGACAAGTCACCAATCGAGCCGAACGATTAATGGTTAAGTTGGAACAAGTTTAATTAATGAATGGTGGGACTGAGATGAAGAATATATTTTTTGTAGTTTTGATGGGATTGTTTTGTTCTGCGGCGTATAGCCAAGAAGAAGCTATCAGCGATACGATTAAGACAGATTCTACTACGCGCAGCACAGTAGATTCTAATGCAACTTCTACAACTACATTGAAGTCACCACCCGCATCCGCGATAACGCCGACTATCAATACGTCAAACTCTGACTTATGTACGTTCGGTGTTGCGGGTGCAATTCAAACACAGATACTGGGTATCTCTACTGGCACTCAGGTGACAGATGATAACTGCGAACGCTTGAAACTTTCGAAGACTCTGTATGATATGGGTATGAAAGTGGCAGCAGTTTCTACCATGTGTCAAGACCCAAGAGTATTCAATGCCATGATGATGGCGGGTACACCTTGCCCCTATGATGGTATGATTGGTTCTGAAGCGAAAGCGGCGTGGGAAGTTAATGCTGAACAAAAACCTGATGCTGAGAAAGACGAGGAGGGACTGACCGATGGAACTAAGACATTATTGGGCGGTGCTGGGGTTGCTAGTTTGCTCTTGCTACTCCTACTCTAACGAAACAGTTTATGGTTCTACGGGCAATGCTGCCTCAGACGGACTCAACTGGGTTATGACAAATATCCTGCCTCAACAGGCGGGATTAGTTGTTGGTAATGTAATCTACCGATACACTACAGTTAAGAATACTGACGACGATATGGTTATCAGCGTTCAGAATGAGAATGCGCAGGGAGATGGTTATATATTCAGATCAACAGATGATTGGTCAGGATTACCGTCTAACACTATAAATAAAGTTGTTCCTGCTGGTAATGTTGATATATCAAAATGGGGAAACGGTTCGATTGATTGGACAGGTACGGGTTCTGTTACAGATGCGAAAGTGATATACACGTATCAGTACGACCCATGTTTTAATCCGCAGACTGATCCAGCTTGCCCAGGATGGATAGCACCAGTTAATTACAGCATCGAAGACGCCGAAGCATATGACGCTTTGAACGAAGACTATGTACAGAATGAACTTGACAGAAAGCAGACTCTTCAAGATGAAGAAGAGGAAGAAGAAGCGGAACGCAAGGCAAACATTCTAAGAAAGAAAAGAGAGAACGATGAGAGACTGGAAGTGTTGTTGGGATATGTGAATACATCCCTATTATCTGACGGTCAAATAATTCAGCATGAAATGCTAAAAGCGACAAACAATCTGTCGGGTGCGTATTATGCGACTATATCAGGGGGTAACTATCCGGATGCAGAAATGCTTAAAGATAGTAAACTGCCGGATAGTAAGAGCGGCGCAAGAACTAATTTTGCGCAGCAAGTGCTTCACCAACAGATGGTAGACTCACAATATAATAATAATAACGGAGAGCAATAATGTTCAAAAAAATAGTACTGGCATCGGCAATTCTATGTGGTGGTGTAATCGCCCAAGAAGTGCCTATTACTGGCAGCGTAGAATCAAAATGTATAGTCCAGACCGACACAATCGGAATATACGGAAACCCTACTCCCAGCAGTCTAACTACAATGTCTACAGGTGGCGGAGTTACTCCCATAGTTCGCTTTGACGTAATTCAGGCAAGTTTCTATAAAGCACGAATCACTACACCGAACGGATTCTCAGAAAGTCCTGCATTATCTGATGTCGTGACATGGACAGGCGATGTTGCTGTCGGCGAAGTTTCTGATGCCAATATGTCCGCATACAGCACCAGCAAAGTTGTGTATGATAACACAACTGAAATTGATTTGACAATTGCTGGAAGCACATGGTTCAATATTACATCAACAGCAGACTATGGATATGATACGGCACTTCCTGCCGGCACTTATCGTGCGGTTGTCAGTGCGGAATGTATTGCTCTGTAATATGCGATTTATTATTATGATATTGTTGGTGGCCCTGAGCAGCGATGGTTCGAGTCACCAATGGACTCCGACTTATCCTACGTTGAAGAACTCTTATGTATCTGGGGTTTTTTCAACTAGGATGGAGTTGTTCAACGCTAGAACTGATGTGTCATATTATCAGGTTGGTGTATTTGATGTCGACTTCAAAGCGGTGCCATTTGCCGCTGCCGAGAAGATCCTGAAGATCGAACACCTCGGTCGTCGATCGATTGATATTTTTATAAGAAATAAAGACGCAGAGCGCGCAGTATATATTTGTTCTAAGTCTAAGTTGTTGTCAAAGGGTTCTGCGACAACTTCTATATCATCAAGGATATGTTCTAAAATTAAATGAGTAAATGCTCGTGAGAAAGATTTTTACAATATTGATGCTAGTGAGCAGTGGAGTATTGGGTGATTCCAGTTCTCTGAATCTTGCCATACCCCAATCACAACAAAGTTACCAGTCAGACAGAATCCGAGCAGGAAACATTGAATGCTCTAATGCTATTGGTTCTGCGACTAATGTTGAGTTTGGTGTTGTCGGAATCATCGGAGAAGAGAACCCATACAACTACAATACATCTGGTGCTAATACAGACACCAACCCAAGTAGCGGTATGGTCAAAGATGTTGGTGTGTATGCTAAGATAACGATACCGATCGGTGGACCAAAAGAAAGAATCAACTGTAATACTTTGTATCAACTAGAACTAGAAAAGACTCGCTTAGAAGTTCGCAAACTGAAAGCAGAAATACAAAGTATGAAACAATTAGAATTTGATAACTAAGGGATCGAAAGATGGCAGAAGTAGAATTCGGTGGAATGACATTTAGTGGCGGTAAGATGTTTGTCTTACTCTCTGCGCTTTCTACCCTTGGCGGCGCGAGTTGGGCAGGATTCGAGTTCTATGCTGACTATATGGACATGAAAGAGATTGTCCAGAACATCGACACCACGGAAATCGCAAACCGCAATGATCAGATCGAGATCAAGCTCGACGAAGCAATCGACTATTCGCGCAGTATCAAGAACGATCTCCGCGACGACTTCAATCGTATGGAGAAAAATGTTGACCGTATCGAAGATAAGAATCGGGATATGGAAGATAAGGTGAAGACAATGATTGATCGCGCCAGCGAAAGATTTGACACCAAGCGCGATAGTCTACAGAACGATACTGAGATTAAGATTAATTCCCTAGAAGACCGTTTGAATAAGAAGATACAGACGGTGTTAGATAATCCTCTGGCTGATTAATCCGAATCATTTCGGCCAAGCGTCATATATTACGACAAACAACATATATCCAGCGTAGCTCATCACTGAGATCAAAGTCAAATTAATAGTATTGTCAAATAATGCTTTACGCTTGCGCGCTTGGGCATACATTGTCTTCTCCCGTTGATCCTTGACCTTTCTCCTCAAGTCGACCAATTCTTGATACCCTGACGGACCATACGTCCACTGAAGAAGTTCTCTCAACTGATTCTCTTGGGATTGAATCTTCTTTTCTTGGATGTAGATATTCATCGCCTCCTCATTCACAGAGCTTCCGATAAATAGCTTTTTGAACATAGGTGGGTTGATTGCGACCCGTTTCGCCTCGTTGAAGTCAGCCACGGCCCCATACCATTTGCCGATCTGCGATAACGTATCCTCGATCTCGCGCCCCTGAGCCACCATTTTACTTATGGTGTTGAATGCTGTGGTGGCTACTGTCATTGCCGTGATTGGATCAATCATGGGTATTCCTCAAATAAGTGCTATATATTTATAAAAAAAGGTTTTTTATAGCTAATCGGTATAAAAAAATGCTTGACATCTAGTTGAAATGGGAGTATAATAGCTTTATAAATTGATTGAGGTGTGTGATATGGCGTTTGCTCCGAGTTCTACTTATAATGATGTTGGTGACGGATCTATTATCGGCAAGTTTGTTGAGAAAGAGATCGGCAACCTTTTCGAGTATAGTGAGAACAATGATCCTTTCTTTGTCAATGAAGGCTTTCCACACAAGATTTGGGTAGGTGACCAAATTGGTTCTCCCTATCGTTATGGTCTAGTCAAAAAGACTGTGGTTTACATCTGTGTAGATGAAGACGAGTATGGTCTGCCTGTGGTCGAGAAGTGGTCGGTGAAAGATAGCACAGTTTACCCATAAGCCAATCAAATAGTCGGTATTGATTAAATAAATTAGCCTTTATGTGTGTGATACGTTATAATAGCTGTATAAATTGATTGAGGTGTTCTATGTATAGTATTGAAGGTCGTCACGCTAAACCAGAAATCGTCGCGGAGTATGTTATCCGCCTTATGAACGAATTGAAGATTCATAGATTCACTTCTCGAATGGTCACTATCAAGTTCAAATC